CGGCCCGCCATCTGCGGTTGACCCGCGAGGCGGCAAAGATCGATCACGGCACGCGCATGGGCGATGGCCTCTGCACGCACCGTCGCAGTGTCGGCCATTGTGGCCTCACTTGCGGCCATGGTTGGCGATTCCGAAGCCGGGTGTTCGGGGTCAGACAGGGTGTTGGCGTCTTCAACACCCTCGGACTGGGGCTCAGGGCCTGCAGGCTCGTCTGTCTCACTTGCCGCTTCGACCACTTCTGGCGGCGCGTTGCGGAACCGCGCGACATCGAAAGAGGCGGCGAGTTTCACAGGCTCGGCAATTCGGTCGATGAAGCCGAGATCCAGTGCATCCTTGGCATCGAGCCAGGTCTCTGCCGCCATCAGGGCGGCGATTTCGTCGTCAGACTTGCCTGACTTCGCGGCATAGCCCTGGATCAGGCTGCCTTTGACCTTGTCGAGGGCCTCAGCCGTAGAACGCATGTCCTCGGCTGTGCCCATCACCAGCCCCGACGGGTCGTGGATCATCAGGAAGGCGTTTTCCGGCATAATGATCGTATCACCTGCCATCGCGATGTAGCTGGCCGCCGAAGCCGCGATGCCATCGATCCAGACGGTAATGTCGCCCGTGTGCCGTTTCAGCACATTGTAGATCGCCACCGCGTCGAAGACCGAGCCGCCGGGGCTGTTGAGGCGCAGATCAATGGCGGCATCGTCGGGCAGCGCACCGAGTTCGGCCAGAAAGCCCTTTGCTGTGACGCCATAGGCGCCGATTTCGTCATAGATCAGCACTTCCGTGCACGAGGTGCGGGCACGGATCGTGTACCAGGATTTCATGGGATTACTCCTGTTGTAGGTCGGCGCCCGGGTTACTGTCGGACGGTCCGTCACTAGAATTCGGGTTGGGCTCTTGGACGGGCGTTGCCCTTGCCCCCTGCGTTTCACCGGGGCTAGCGCGATAGGTCAGGCCCAAGTCTGCTGCGCGTTTCGCGTCAGAGGCATTCTCGCGATCGACCTCTTCGATGTCGTAGCCCGTCGCCTCGACCACCTTGCGCCGCGAGGTGAGCCCCGCCTCCATTGCCAGCACCTGCGCTTGGATATCCTTCAACGGGTCGACCCAATCCCACCGTGGCGGGATCCATTGCACCGGCCGAGCCGTCACAGGGTCTGCGTCTAGGGCACCTGAGAGCACAGCCGTCTCCAACCAACGCCGCCAGATTGGGCGGCAAAGTTGATGGGCCATGACCCCATGCTGCAGCTGGCCAATGCGGCGCCGGAACTCGACAAGCTCAGCCCGAAGGCTCGAATAGTTCGCCTGCCGGACATCGCCGGTGACGAGGTGATAGGGCAGACCCAGCGAGGCCGAGACCGCCAGCAGCGTCCGGTATTGGAAGGCCTCGTATCCGCCGCCGACATCAGCGGGGCTCGAGAACTTTACGTCCTCTCCTGGCAGCAGAACCTGCATCGTGCCGGGCTCGAGGCTTGCAATTGCTGCACCATCGAGATCAGCCTCACCTTCGCCCATCATCGGGTCTTCGGGCGCCGTCTTGGTGATGAAGCCTGCGAACATCGCCGCGGTCTTCTTCCGGTCGAGTTCGGCATCATCGTATTGGTCCAAGAGGAAGAGCCGCACCATAGCCGGGGCGACATGCGGCAGGCCCCGGATTTGCCCTGCATCGATAGGCCGGTAGATGTGCAGCACCTCCTCGGCAGGCACTCGCACGGTGTCTGGCAACGCCACCTGATGATCTGTGCTATCGCCTGGGTGACGGCGCCGGAAGTGATAGGCTACGCGCCTCCCAATCAGGTCAAACTCGATCCCGCAGCGGATGCGGTTGCCGTTCGGGTCCGTTTCGGTTTTCTCGAAGGGCAGCATCTCGGATTGCAGAAGCTGCAATTGTAGCGGGACCAGCAGCCCGTCTTCCGCCCGTCTAGGCCGAAGTCGAACGAAGCACTCGCCCGCGACAAACATCTCGCGCGCGACCATGGCCTGCAGGCCGTAGAAATCCGTCAGACCATCGGCATCCGCCTCATCCGTCCAAGCAAGCCAGAGCTTCTGCACCTGGTCGCGCAGCGCCGCATCCGTGATGAGCGAGGACGGTTTGATGCCGTCGCCGACGAGGTTGGCCGCAAAAGCCTCGCAGGCATTCGCAGCGTAGCCGTTGCTGACCACCAGTTCACGCGATCGCGCCAGCAGTCTGGGTCCGCCAGAGGCGACCAACGCGTTGATATTCTCGAGCGGCGGGTTCCATCCGCGCAAGCGGCGCTTGGCCATCGCCCCTTCGAGACGCGCGCGTATGGCTTCAGGGCCGCCAGGCTTGGGGCGGCGGAAGAGGTCGAAGAGTGCCATCTGATCAGAGACCTTTGGCCGTTGTTACGCGGACGTGCCGGACAATGCGTCGGCCCTCTGCCAAGGCGATCTCGCGGTCGAGCGACTCAATGGCCCGGTCGATCTCAGCGACGGAGCGATAGTCGACCGTTTTGCCGTCATAGCTGACACGGGCGACGCCAGAGGATCGTTGTGCCAAAAGCACTTCCCGGCGGGCGCGTAGGTCCGTGATTGTGGCCATCGCCATCACCTCGTAAGTTCGACACAAAACCACCGTCAGGCCGCGCCATGTCCACCAAGATCGCCCGTATCAGAATTGAACTCGAACATATCGCTCCGCTCATCTGGCGGCGCGTTGACGTCAGCCTGACGACCAATCTTCGCGCACTGCACGAGATCATTCAGGCGGTCATGCCCTGGGAGAACTACCATCTTTATCAGTTTGCCGTGGGCGAACGTGTCTATGGCGAACCCGATCCCGAGGATGCGATCTGGGGCCGCAAGATCTATCAGGCCAAGGGCATGCGCCTCGGCACACTTGTGGACCGTGGTGTGACCGAACTTCTTTACACCTACGATTTTGGCGATGACTGGCAGCACCGCGTCATTGTCGAGGAGGTCATCGAAGCAACGGCCGGCACCGACTATCCCCGCTTTATCGATGGTGAGCGCACCGCCCCACCTGAAGATGTGGGTGGTCCTCCCGGGTTCATGGACTTCGTTGAAGCCATGGCGAAAACACGCCATCCGCAGCGCAAAGATCTGGTGCGCTGGTATGGCGGCCCCTTCAACCCTGTGGATTTCGGCGCGGCGCAGATCGCCAAAAGCATCCGCGAGATCGCGGTGAAACGAAAGGCCGCCCTTGAGGCCTTCGAGCGCAGCCGTCGCAAACGGCTACACTGATTACATTGGCTTATCCCATATAGGATGACCGCGCGACGCGGCGGACCTGCGTTTTGCGAGCGGGTTTCAGGCCCCCGGCAGGAGCCATGCCCTTAGCATCAGCGACCTCCAACTGCGCTGCCAACTCCTCCCACCGCGCATCTGACCAGCGATCAGCTCCGAGGATCCAAGCGGCCGCGCGGGCATAAACCCGGCAGTCGAGAGCCTCGTTGCGTTCCCTCAGCTTTTGCCATTCGAGCTTGGCAAAGCCGCGCTTGTTCTTGACCGTGACCAGCTGCTCGGCCGTCAGCTGCTTCAGCCATTCAGCGTCGACCCAGCCCGGCAGATGAAGAAAGCCGGGAGGGAACGTCTCCACATCCGCCGGGCTGGTTTCCAACGGATCAAGCCGCAGGAAGCGATAGGTCTCGGCCTTGAATGTCGAGGTGGCGATGGTCCAAAGCCGTGCACCGCGGCGCAGACGTTTGCCCGCGATTGTCGCATCGACAAATGTTGGCCCCGTCACCGGGCTCGCGCGATTAAAGCCCTCAAGGCCTTTGATCGGCGCGACCTGTCCAAAGCCCACTTGCCGCGCCCAGGCGTAGACGGCGGCCGTTTCATAGCCCGTGTCGATCGCCAGACGCGCGATGGTCATCGGCGTGCCGCTTGCGTGAGCCCACGTCCGGCCGAGGAGGTTAGTCAGTTTCTGCCAGCAGGCGGGATCGCCGGGACCGCCATCGATGACGATGTGGTCAATGAGCCAGCTTTGCAGCCCCTTGCCCCAAGCCCAAACATCCACCTCGATCCGGTCCTTCTGGACGTCGACCCCGGCAGTCAAGAACAACCCACCCGCCGGCACCGTGCCTGCGCGCCAATCTTCCTTCAGCCCCTGCAGGCGCTGCCAGTCCGGGGCCTCCCCACTTTCCATCCAGGTCTCGCCCAGCGAGGTGTTGATGAAGGTCTTCATCGTCTCGTCCCCACCGGCGCGCGCCGACAAAAACGCCTTGGCCATGGCCTCAAGCCGCACCCAGGGCGAATAGATCTCGTTCAGATGGAATCCGGCCGTCCCATTGAAGGGGGCGTCTGCGATCCAGCGTCCCTTGGAGATCGCGGCCCAGCGGGTCTCATCCTTCCACGCGGCGTCGCAGTCTGCGCAGTGGTAGCGGGCCGTTTCGGGACGATGGCTGCCGTTCTCGTCCTTGTCCCATTTGACCTGTCCCCAGGTCAGAATTTGTTCATGGCCGCAGTCGGGGCACGGTACCCAGAACCGGCGCTGGTCGCTTTCTTCGAATGCCGCTTCTATCCGGCTCGCGCCCTTGTTTGTTGGCGTCGAGACCAGCACGATCTTGCGGTTCCAGAACGTCACCGTCCGCTTCTTCGCGAGGTTGACCGGGTCGCCTTCAGCGCCTGCGCTGAATGGATAGCGATCAACCTCGTCGCACAAGAGGAGCCGGATCGGGCGGCTTGCAAGACCGGAAGGCGCATTGGCGCCCACAATGGTCAGATGCCCGCCCGGGAACCGCTTATGCAGGATCTTGTTGTTGCCGTCCCGCGACCTGGGATCGGCGATCTTGCCCTGCAAGCACGGCGTGTCTCGCGCCATCGGCGAGAAGCGGTCCTTCGACCAGGTTTCGGCATCGCGCTCGGTCGGCATCACCACCATGACCGGTGCAGGGTCGTGGTCGATGTGATAGCCGACCATATTAAGGATCGACTCCGACTTGCCGATTTGACTGCTCGACATGATCACAACGGTTTCTGCCGCCGGATCAGAGATCGCGTCCATAATCCCGCGCTGATATTCCGCGCGGCTCGTGCGCCACTGGCCCGGCTCGGCGCTGGCTTCAGAGCTCAGCCGGCGGTTCTGATCGGCCCAATCGCTGATCGTCAGATCCGGCGGCGGCTTCAGAACCGCCAGTGCCTTCGCCACTGTCCGCTTCAGGATCGCTGACCCCTTCAAGGTCAATGTCGGCTTCAAGTTCAATGTCTGGCTGCGCGAGATCATCGAGCACCTCGCGGATGGCGGCGCGGATCAGGTTCCGGGTATCTCCGACGGTTGATTGTTCAAAGGCTTGTGGTGCCAGCCGATCCGGCAGTGCCAGCAGTCGGGTGCGCAAGAGCGCCAACACCGCGATCCAGGCCGCCTCGATCTGTTCGGCGGCGATCAGTGATCGGCGCTTTTCTTCAGCTTCCATCTCGGCAAGGTCGGCCCGCGCCCGGATGAAGCGCGCGCGTTCAGCGGCATAGTCTGGCGCACCGGCCTGCGCCTTCAGCGCCTGATCGCGCAGGTAGCGGACGTAGCCACGCACGGAGCCGATGAGATCGTATTGCCCACGCTCGGCCTTCGGGATCACGCCCTCGCGGCTTAGTTGCTGGACCCGTCGTTCCGAAAGGTCGAGCAGCCGCGCGATCACGCCGATGGGTTGTGTGGCGGATGACATTCGCAGACCTCGAGATTTCGATTAACCATATGGAATCGTGTCGAATTCACTGGATTAAGTGCGCCCACCAAAGCGAAGCTAAAGACAGCACCCGACGCAATTCAGGACGCATCGCGATGAGCCACCACCCCACAGCCAAAGACGTGTTTATCGCAAAGAAGGCCGCGATCGACGCGATGCTCGCGCGGCTACAGGCGCTGAGCGACGCGAACTTCGGCTCCGACCCTGACGCCCTGCATTGGGGCCATGTCGGCAACCTCGAATATTACGCCGAGCTCCTGAAGCGCATCACTGACAGCGCCTTCAAGGAAGGCGAGCACGCGGAGTAGACCCCATGGAAACCACCAGCATTCGCCTCCCCATTCGGAACCTGCCCGAGCACTTTGACCGCAGCCGCATCACCGTCATCCTTGAAGAGATCGAAATGGCCCTGATGGACAATGGCGGCGTTTACGCCCAGACCTCTGCCGACAGCTTCACCATCAAGATCGACGTGCCGACGCATCAGCTGATGGACACCGCCAGCTGCTTGAAAGGCCTCGGCCTAATCTAACTTCGCTGCCGCGCAACTCGGATAGACTCAAAGAGCCGCCGCAGAGCGAACGATCGAAACAGGCTGACGATCGTGAAGATTCCGCCCATCGCGAGGTTTTGTCCGAGTGTCGTTTGCAGCCCAAATATCGGGAAGATCAGAATCTGCGTCACGACCGCAACGCCGTAACCGACGATCACGTTGGTGATCGCTTCAATCAGTGACATGAGGCGAGACTGTTTCATGCGGCCTCACGTTTCGCCGTCAGCACATCGAAAGTGGTGTCACTGCCCTCAAGCGACGCCTGCTTACCGGTGAACTTCTGCCAACGTTGGACCGCCACATCGACGTAGGCCGGGTTCAGCTCGATGCCGTAACAGACCCGTCCAGTCGTCTCGGCGGCGATCAGCGTGGTGCCCGATCCCATGAACGGTTCATAGACCGCCTGACCCGGACTCGAGTTGTTCAGGATCGGCCGCCGCATGCATTCGACGGGCTTCTGCGTCCCGTGGACGGTCTTTTCGTCCTGATCCTTGTTGGCAATCTGCCAAAGCGTGGTCTGCTTGCGGTCCCCCGCCCAGTGCCCCTTGCCGGATTTGCGCACGGCATACCACGCGGGCTCGTGCTGCCAGTGATAATCCCCGCGGCTCAGAACCAGTCGATCCTTGGCCCAGATGATTTGAGACCGAATGGTGAAGCCCGCCACCTCGAGACTTTCGGCGACCGTGGCTGCATGCAGCGCGCCATGCCAGACATAGGCGACATCGCCGGGGAAGAGCGCCCAAGCCTCGCGCCAGTCGGCGCGATCATCATTCAGCACCTTGCCGGTGCGTTTTGTCTTGGCCGCCCCCGCCTGATTGCGCCAGTTGGGATCGTATTCCACGCCATAGGGCGGATCGGTCACCATCAACAGCGGTTTAACCGTGGCGAGCAGGCGCTCGACATCCGTGGCGACCGTACTGTCGCCGCAGAGCAGCCGGTGGTTGCCAAGGATCCAGAGGTCGCCGGGACGGCTGATTGGATCCTCTGGGGTTTCCGGCACATCGTCCTCACCCTCCTGCGGACCGGTACCCTCATCGAGGGTCGACATCAGCGCGTTCAGTTCATCCTCCGTGAAGCCGGTCAGACCGAGGTCGAAGTCGGCCTCGAGCAAATCGGCCAGTTCGAGGTTCAGTAGGTCCTTGTCCCACTCGGCGTTTTCGCTGGAGCGGTTGTCCATGATCCGGAAAGCCCGCGCCTGGGATGCCGTCAGCCCCTTGGCCACATGCACCGGCGCGGTCTTGAAGCCGAGCTTGCGCGCTGCTTCCAGCCGCGTGTGCCCGGCCAGAACGACCATGGCCTCGTCCACCACGATAGGCTGGCGCCAGCCAAACTCCTGGATCGAGGCCGCGACCGCTGCGATCGCCTGCTCGTTGCGCCGCGGGTTGCGCGCATAGGGAATGATCTGCTCAAGCGGCAGGTCGACGACGTCCATGGTGATGTCCTTGGGGATGCCCGAAAGCGAAATGGGTCTGAGGGCCAAAGCGAAATGGGCTCGGATCCCCGTTTCGGTTCAGGCGTAGGTTTTGAGGCCGTCAGGCCTTTGTTTTCTTGGCGTTCGTGTCAAACCGAAACGAAACGGGTATTTTCAGGGGTGTCACTGGGAAACCCTCGGGCCTCGCCCCCCCGTATGCGTTTGGGGCCAGGAAGGACCCGCGAATTCAGCAGGTTAGCCGATCAGGCCTCGCATGTCAGCAAGGTGCCCACCACGAAAAACGGGGAGAGCCGTCTTCCAACGCACTCTCCCCATCATAGGCTTC